AGTCTTGAAGCAAATTTAAAAAGACCGAATCTCGGCTCTGAAGAAAAGCAAAAAGCAAATGAAGAATTAAAAGCTTTTGAAAAATTCTTGAAAATGGGCAAAGAGTTTCATTATCAACCAGAAAAGAAATATTTAAGAACTGATGTTTCAACTGGCGGCGGTTTTTTAGTTCATGAAAATTATGCTAACTCAATTCTTGAAGCAATTGTTGAAGTTTCGCCAGTCCGTCAAGTTGCAAGAGTCGAAACAACCACCAATGCTAAATCTTTAATTTTCACAAAAGAAACTGGACTTCCAGTAGTCTATTGGATTGGTGAAGGTCAATCAAATACTGCAAGTGATCCAGCTTTCGGTGAAGAAGAAATCTTTCTTAAAAAATTAGCGTTTAGGATAGAACTTACTCGCGAATTGTTTGACGATGCTAGTTTCGACATGAAATCAGTCATTACTAGACAGATTGTGAAACAAGTTGCGAAAGCCGAAGGAACCGCATTTATTAACGGTGTTGGAACTTTAGATCCTGAAGGCTTGATGACAAATGCAAGCGTTGGCTTTACTGCTTCTGGTTACGCATCAACCTTAGGAGCTGGCGAAGCTTTGCTTAGAGTGCAAGGTGATATTGTCAATCCAAATGCTTACAATCTTTCTTTCATGTTTAACCGCAAGACTTTGCATCAAGGAATTAGAACTTTACGCGGAACCACTAACGACAATTACTTATTCCAGCCTGCTTTGAACGGCGCAGCTCCTAACTTAGTTGCTGGCTTGCCTTACGCTCTTGCGAACGATATGCCAGATATTGGTGCTAATACTTTCCCAATTATTTGCGGAGACTTTAAAGAAGGCTACGTAATCGCCGACAATAACAACCTTCGAATCATCGAGGATCAATATACTCAAGTTGGTAGCGACAAATTAGTTTATCACGTGTTCAAAAGAACTGGCGGTAAAGTAGTGCGTCCTGAAGTTTTGAGAAAAATCAAAATTTCAACTTAATCAATATTAATTTAATTTTTTTAAAAAATGGCTTCTGTAGATTTTAAAAATAGCTGCGTAGTTACTAACGCGCTAAATATTCAAACGATTGCAACCAACACAACAACTGCTGGTCCTTCAGTTGATTTGAACGGTTACGAATCAGCAACTTTCAATTTTAAATTGGGCGTTAGAACTGATGGTTCTTATCTTCCAGTTATTACTGAAAGTGATGATGGTACAACTTTCACTGCTGTTTCTTCTGATTTTTTAATTGGAACTCCAGCGGCTTTAACAACTTCTCACTCAAACCAAAGAATTGGTTACGTAGGAAAGAAAAGATATGTAAAAGGATCGTTTACTTCAACTTCCGTAACTACTGGCTCTCTTGCAACTGTTGATGTTATTTTAGGCTCTCCTAGAACTGCACCAACAGCTTAGTAATTAAAAGGGGGCATAAAAACCCCCTTTTTTCAATTAAATCAATTTATGCAAATTAAAGTTTTAAAAACTATTATTGCCGCTGCAAATGAAGTAGGTAATTTTTCCAAAGAATATAAGGAAGGTGAAACCTACGAAATATTTTATGAATTGGCGCAAGTCTTTATAAATGAAAAGTGGGGTGTTTTGGAAAATTCAGAAGAGAAAGCTTTTGATGAAACTTTAGAAAATAAGGCAATTCAAGCAGCACCAGAAAATAAAGCTTTTAGAAAAAAAGTAAAAAAAGAAACCGAAGAAATTTCTGAAAATAAAGAAATTGAAGAAGAAAAGTAAAATGATTTTTAACCAACCAATTAATTATACTTTAGTCACTGATGCCACCAGTGAACCTATAACCTTAAATGAAGTTAGAAATCATTTAAGGATCGATGGGATTGATTATGACGCTATTTTAACGCCCTTGATTAAAACAGTCCGCCAGATTGCAGAAAAAACAACTGGACGCGACATGATAAATAAAACTTGGCGGACTTACTTAGATTGCTTCCCAAGTTATGATGGAATTGAAATAAAAAAAAGCAAACTACAATCAATTACGTCAATTAAATATTATATAAACGACGTTTTAACTACGCAAGATTCTAACAGTTATTATTTTACCGATGAAGAATATAGCTCAATTGAAATAAAAAATAGTTATTCTTGGGCTTCAAGTGACGAAAGAAAACAAGCCGTTCAAATTACCTTTGTTGCAGGCTATGGTGCTGATGCAACCTTTGTGCCGCAAGCTTTAAAACAAGCAATGTTGTCGCACGTTGCGTTCCTTTATGAAAACGCTGGCGATTGCGTAGATAGTGGCGAGGCTCAATTTAAGAAGCTATATTTCCCTTATATTTTGCCGCAATTATTGGTTAGTTTATGAAATGCCGATCAATCCAAAAAAACATTAACAAGGTTTGCGTTGGCGATTTTAACAAAAGAATAAAAATTCAAACCAGCAGCATTAAAGCAAATAATTCACCAAGTGCAGTTTCTGAAGTTGCTTTTCAAACTCTCGCAAATGTTTGGGCTTTAATTAAGACAGCTCCAAATCGTGAATTTATTGATGGTGTCAATATTGAAAATGGATTAAATACTGATTTTTATGTTAGATACAGCCCAAGCATTAATTATGAAGAGCAGCTTTGGATTGAGTATGACAATAACCGCTTCAAAGTCAAAAATATCGAAAACATTGACGCAGAAAATAAAATAATTCGCATTCGTTGCATTGAAAAGGGCGACAAATCAATTTTGGCAAACGCTAGATAATGTTTAGAATAATTAAAGACCCGGAATTAGAAAAACTAATGATTGCCAACGCAGCATTGCCTAATCACATAACAAAGGGAATAAGAATGGGCGCTTATATTTCGGGCAAGCAGTTAGTCGAGAATTTGCGCAAAGATATGAAAAATAAAAAAAGCGGGCGTACTTATAAAGTTTATGTTGGTGTTAGTGGAGCTTTAAAAAAAGCAAGGCTACACACCGCTTCTTCACCAAATGAAACTCCCGCCATCATTAGTGGCAAATTTAGAAAGTCGGTTGATTTTTTAGTGCGCGGAAATCGAACTTTAGAGTTTGGCTCGGGCAATGAAGGCATAGCTAAACAATATGCCAAAGTTTTAGAACTTGGAAGCTCAAAAATGGCAGCAAGAAAACCGCTTGAACGCACTGTTAAGAAGCTAGAAAAACAAGTGAAATTAAATATTGAAACTGAAATCAACAAACAAATTAAAGCCGCTGGCTTCAAAAACTCAAATTAATTATGAAAGCTATTGATGTTGTAAATAGACTAAAAGAAATTTTACCAAGTTTTACAGATGATTTTAGTGATATTAAAAGCATTTCTTCTTTGACGCGATCAGGCGGCACAATTACAGCAACGACATCAAGCGCGCATAATTTAGCAACTGGAAATTACGTTACAATCAGAGGGGCGAAAAAACCAATCACTTTAGTTTCTTTGACTCGCGTAGGAAATATTGTAACTGCTACATCTTCAACCGATCACGAATTATCCGACCCCTCTTTATTTTCTTTAGAAAATTTGCCGCTTTATGTTGAAATTGCTGGCGCAAGCACTGGCTACAATGGCGATTTTGAATTGTTAAGCGTTCCAACAAGCTATACTTTCACTTTTAAAATTACAACAACACCAACAACACCAGCAGCAGTGGCAGGCTATCTTTTACTTGAAGATCAAGCTGGTTACAATGGATACAAGCAAATCACAGTAACTTCGGCAACTCAATTTACTTATGCAACTTCAAGTTCAACGCTTAACTCACCAGCGCAAGGCACAATTGAATTAAGTAGTGGCACACGCATTGATTATGCGGCAACTGCTGAAAGGATTTCAGATTTTTATTCCGCAAATAATAATAAAATTTTGAAGCCTTGGATGTTTGTTATATTAAATGCAAAGTCAATTTACAAAAACGAAACAATTGCAAGCAATATTTCATCTGCTCAAAATAAAAACGAGTCTTTTCATTATGAGGCGCAGCAAGATTTTTCAATTTATATTTTTTTATCAAGCAAAAATAGCGCGTTAGGTGGCGAGCAATCAGATACAGCGCGCTCTTATGAAAAGCCAATTTTAAAAAGTATTGCCAACCACATTTTTGATTCAAATTTAGTTGAAAGAACCTACCAACCTTGCGCTTATGTTGGAAATGAAGCCGATGATTATGTTGTTGCTTATTATGTCCACCGATTTGATTTTTTGGTTAAAGGATTTGTGCAATCAGGCGATACTATTGATGTTACTGATATTATTGGTAGTGTTGACCTTGATGATATTCTTGATATTATTGATCATATTGATAGTGTTCAAATTACTGATATTGTTGATATTGTTGAAG